AAGATTGACTTCGGGAGCGTTGGAAACTTGAAAATAAATGGCATACGGGGCTTCGGGCTTGTCAGGTGATGTCATTGGGTAGCATCGACCAACAATCCCCGTAACTGCGCTCTGAACTGTCTCTAATATGCTCATTTCTTGGTGATCTCGTTAATTTTTACAGTCATTTGATTTTTAATCACTTCAAGAGAGGCGGTTTTATTGACCTCCCAAGCTGGGCGCATGAATGGGTGGGCTGGAATAAATTTAGCTGTTGAGCTGGTATAAGACTTAGCAGCTTCCCTGTGGGATTTCCAGTTTGCATTTTTAGGTTTTGGCGGAACATACCAATGCCCTTTTTCTACCCAATCAGCGTAGTAAGCATCTTGACTACGATTACCTTTTTTGCCTTGATTGCGGTATCTTTTACCTTTTCTGACAGTCACCTTGTAAGTGGACTTGAATTGGGTTGATAGTTCAGGGCAATACTTAACAATGATTGATCTTTTTAAAGTGCCAGGGGGTTGATGATCTCCCCATGTTGGGCCACTTAATAACGGGGCTTTATCCTTAACGGCTTTTTGCATAAACCTTGCACCAGCAGATACGCCAGACGAAAGCGCATTTTTAGCTATTTTTGCGGACAGTCCTAATAACTGTTTTTCTAGTTCGCCCCACCCTTTAAGAACTACTGGATCAGCCATCAGACAATCCTTCAAGGCAAGATAATGTCAAAGTTCTATTGCGCTCGTTCTCGTTTAGAACGCTTTTAATGTCAAAAATGCGCTCGTTGTATTTGATCCGCATTTTGGTAGTGATGCCTGGGTAATACCGAATCGTTACCATGTGAACTTGACTAGATTGAACTGCATCAGCAGTCAAAGACTCCGACCCGCTAACGGGAACGATCTCGCCCCATACTGTATCTACATCAGTCCATGTTAGGGCTGGCTGTCCATAGCTGTCTTGGGTAGTTGATCGAGATTGAATAGTCAATCTTTTGCGAAGTAGTCCAGCTTGCATATTAGTAAGTGATTACTCGGTAAGGTGCTAATAGTTGATCTACAAATGGCATGGAATCTACTGATCCTCTTGTGAGCATCATGTCTGATTCCCTGTTTTCATACATGGCGGCAATTCTTAATAACATCCATGATTTAATCGGCTGAGGAACAGAGGCAGCGTTAGACCATCCAGCAGTTAAAGTAATCTGAACGGCGTTAATTTCGTTACGAGTTGCAGGCCATGTCGTGCCGTATGCTGGCATGATTCTTGCTGGCTCGGATATGTTATCTACCTTGTATAAGGAAGATGATAGGGTTTGAGTTGCGCCATCGGTATCGACATAGGTAATCGAATCGACACTTATCAATGGAGCGTATGGGAGGATGATCTCGTAGCCCGTAGTCTTGTCGGGATTTAGCGTGGTCAATGGTCCAGGCGAATCGCCCCATTGTGGGCCATACCAGTTTGCGCTTCCAATATTCATGCCTGGGCGTGGAAACTGATCGAGTGTGACCATCCATTGTTGGCTAATAAATGCTCGCCTGCAAATGTGCTCGGCTTGTTGGCGAGCAGAGGTAATCAGAGCCAAGATCAGAGAGTTGTCATCATCAATATCGACACGCAGATGAGTCTTTGCCTCAGATAAAGAGATAGGCTCAGTAGATGGGCCGTCAATGAGTTTGGATGGCATTATTTTGTTTCGGGAGCTTGGTCAAATGAGGCTACTTTTGGAGCTTTTTTTGTGGCCTTAGCTTCTACCAATACATCAAAATTAGGAACAGCCTCTCCGGCGATAATCGCATCGAGAGCGACTTGATCTTCTACTACAAACACTTCATTAGTGGCTACATATTTAATTTGGCGCATGATTTTTCTTTCTAATAAAAAACCCGCACTAGGCGGGTTTGGTGTTTCTGTAATTTAGCTTTTTTAATTTTTTCTCATCTTCAGAATAAATATTAAGAATTTCTTTTGCCCACGCTATAAGGTCAAGCGGTCTTTGTCCTGATGGTTGAGACGTAACCCATAATTCTAGATTTTCCAATCTATTGTCTTGTCTATCGCCATTTATGTGATGAACATTCTCATTCTTTCTTAATGGCCTACCAAGATACTCAGACATTACAAGCCTATGTTTGGCAACCCTACTGCCTCTAGTAGCGTTTTCATGGTGTCTTGCGTAAACTAAAATATAGCCTTTGTCATCAACTATTTCTTTGTTTCTTTTGTGAAACCATAAACTGCGCTTTGTTGGGTCTCCGTATCTTTTATATAAGGCATAACAGTTTGCACACATTCCCTTTGCAACAGTTAATCCCTTGCAATCTTTTGTAGAGCATGGCATCCCTGTAAGAATTTTCCTCGATCCAAATGGATCTCCATATTTCTTAAATTTGGAATAGTGCGCCGCACAATATCCCAAAGAAAGACTGTTTTTCTTACATTCGCTGATCTTGCATAATTTTCCAGAGTTTACCAATGGAATATTTTTAAGTTCTCCCAGCTTCTTTTTTCTTATATAGCAAGAATTACAAAATCCTCTTGCGGATTCTTGTTTCCCACATTGAGACACGCCCGAACAAATTAAGGTTTCGGGTTGTGGATGACGCCCCCTATTGGGTGGTAGGGCAAACTTTTCTAAATTATTGGATCTGCTTAATTTTAGGTAATGACTATTACAAAGCCCTCTTTTGTCGGTTTTGTTGGTGCAGCCCTGCATTAGACATTGCATAAAACCCCCTAGGTGAATTAACACCTAGAGGATAACACGAATTAAACTAATTAACTAGCTGAAAACTTAATCACTTTAATCGCCTCGCTATTGACGATACATCCGCCAGTTCTGCGAGTTACATAGAAGCCGATGTAAGGTTTATTAGAGAACGGGTCACGCACGACACGAGTACCGATACGATCAACGATCAAATAACCACGCTTGAAGTTACCAAACGCAATACCATAGGCATTAGCGGCTTTAGCTGGCATATCTTCTGCTTCTGTTACGTCATAGCCCAAGAGCTTATTGGGAACGCCAGGAACAGTAGAGAAGTCAAACAAGTAGCGACCATTGGTATCTTTCAAAGCGGCGATTTCAAATAATGTTGCTTTTGGCAACACAAAAGAAGCGCCTTGGCGATAGCCAGCTTTTAACTTGCCAACCAATGTAAACAACACGTCAGCCTTGTTAGATGCAGCAAAATCACCAGCTACGCCAGTTGGAACGTACTGAATAGCACCAAAAGAACGGCTAGAATCTTCTGTAGTGTTGATTGTGCCGGACAAGAAGCCTGTAGGCTTGTTTGTGCCGTTGCCGCTAACAAAAGCTGCGCCTTCTGCACGAGCAAATTCAGTAGCGATATTGTCTGCTAACCATTGCTCGGCGTTAAAAAACACATCGTCAAGCATTTGCTGAGACGCTTGTGCATTTGCATACAACTCACCAATCGTAGGTGTTACGTTTTGGATTTGTGGAGTTGCAGTAGTCGCACGAGAATCGGTCTCACCAACCCAGCCAGAAGCAGTACCACGAATATTTACCAAGCGGTTAAAGTTCGGTGTGCTGATTTGCTGAACATCAGCCAATTGACGGATTGGAGAAACATTAACAATGAATTCTTCAATCAACGCATCAATAGCTTTAGGAACTGCATAGCCGCCGTCTGCACCAGTATTGGTGCTAGTTGCTAATGCTTTTTCTTCTAACGCACGATCAAACTCAACACCCTTGCGGATGTATTGATTAAATGCAGACTTGTGTTCTGCCTGAGTTTTATCTTCTTCTGTTTTACCAGAGCCAAAGCCAGGGCGAGTCATCTTAGCTTCAAGAGTTTCGACTGTTTCTTTGAGAGAGTGCATTTCGCCAAACGCTTTTTCCAAAGCCTCTTTGGTTTCTGCGGCTGTTTTTGTTGACTGTTCGTCATTGATTTTTTTGAAATCGGCAAACGCTTGATTGCCTTTTTCGATTAACTCGATAATTTCTTTAGACATGGTTTTATCCTCTAAAAATGAAAAAACCACCCGAAGGTGGTCGAAAAAAAACCCGCATTTAGCGGGTTACAGGGTGATTAACGGAAGGATTTAGCTTTTAACTTGCAAAACTCGCATAGTCAAAGCATCAATCAATCGTTTTGCTTCTAAGTCCGCATCAGAATCACTCTGCTTTAGACTGTTCAGCTTCGACACAAAGGCCGTGGCTGCCGAGCGTGAAAGCCCACAAGAATCTCTCAGGTAGGTTTCTGCGCTCTTTAAATCGGTAATTTGCTCAATACTTTTAACTGCATCAATACGGGCTTGGTCATTCATTGGGAATGTCACTACTGAAACTTCCCATAAATCGCCCTTGGTGATTGTTCGGATGCCTGATTTTGTGTCGTAGCTATCTTCTTTGGTCATAAATCCAATGGAAAGACCAGAGATTGCGCCCATTTTCATTAACTCATAGGCTTCTGCGCCTCTCTGAGTTTTCAAAGCTAACTGACCTTCAACATACAAGCCGTTTTCATCTTCAATCATCTTGGTATAGACACCAATCGGCTGAGAAGCGTCATGCTGCCATAAAAGTGCTGGTAAACGACCCTTTTGGGATAAGCCTTGGAGTGATTCTGTAAATGCACCCTTACTTACGATGTCATCACCTTGATCGACTACATCATAGACAGAGCCGTAGCCCTCAAAAGTGCCTGTATCTGATACAGATTTCACCTCAAAAACGACTTTTTTATGTTCCATATTTACCTCTGCTTTACTGGTTCTGTGTTGTTTGGTTCGCCCTCGGCTAAATCATCATCTTCGGATGGATCGTCTGTGCCATCGCTCATATTTAAAGGAATTAAAGGTATATCTAAGCCTTCGATTGGGTTTAGTAGATGACCGATCTCGGACTCTGCGTGTCTTGCTTCGTTGCGAGTCATCCAGCCATCTAAAATGCCGTTATGGTAATACATCGAGCGAGCCGTAGCATCGCCTCTGAGTAATGAGGTCACATTAAATTTGACCTGATACTCTTTGCGCTCTTTTGGACTCAATAAGTCACGCTTAATGGCTTTTTCAAAGCGAACCAGCCAAGGCATCAGAGAGAAAGTGACGAACTCTAAAGACATTTGCTCGATGTTTGAGAAAGTAGCTCTCTCTAAGTCACCGATTAAGTGCGGTGGCACTCTAAATATTGAGGCAATTTCTGATCTTTGATACTTGCGAGTCTCTAAAAACTGGCTGTCATCAGCCGTCATACTAATTTTGGTGAACTTCATTCCTTCTTCAAGGATGGCAGTTTTGTGGGCGTTTTCGCCGTTGTAAGCGTTATCAAACGAGTCTTTTAAGCGAGAATAGGCTTCTTGACCGACTTTATTAGGATGCTCTAAAACTCCACCCATCTTTGCGCCATTTCGGAATAACTGAGAGCCAAATTTCTCGGTAGCAAGGGACAGTCCAATAGATTCTCTAGCGTAAGCAATCGGGGAGATACCAAGCCAGCCGTTTAAAGTTAAGCCCCTAGTGTGGAATAACTCACCAGCCGCAAGATTTTGAAAGCTACCATCAGGCAAAGTAACCTGATATTGCAATTTAAAGCCCTCGCCCATATTGACACGAACCATATCAGGATGAAGTGGTAGCAATTCTACAATTCGACCCGTAGCGGTGCGGTTCACATAAGCGTAGCCGTTGCCACGCAGACATAGACTAGCAATGAGCATTTCAAAAAACTCGGTGCTAGTCTGCCAATCATTAGGCTGATCGTGCAATAGCGGATAAAGCGGGTGATTGTCGGCTAAAGCCTTTGATCCATCTTTATTTTTTTGGTAAAGATGGCAAGGAAGCATCGCAATAGACTGCGCTAATACTTGAACGCAAGCGTAAACCGCCGAGGCTTGCATGGCAGTTTGTGGGTTTACAACAATCCCAGAAGATGAAGCGCCACCACCGAAAGCCCAGGCAATATAGCGTTCTAATGTGCCCCAGTCCTGAGATTTTGGCTCTAATGCGCCTCGAATTTTCTGCAAAATACCCATATTTATCCTTAAAGCGTCAGAATTCCACGCCCTTCATATACGCTTGGCCCATCGCCAGCATTGATCTGCGCTCGATTAAGAGCCATGATTAGTGCAACAACGCCGTCAATTTTGTTCTCGGGGCGTTCCTTGCGAGGGTAAATATTGTCTTTAGCGTCTAAGTGCGCCACGACATTACTTACCATCCATGTCAAAACTGGATCGCCGTCATGTATTAACTTGCCTTGAAGTGTCAATGCTTCAAGATTTTTCATTGGCTCGGAAAAATTCGCCACCGAAGCCCTCATTTCAACCATTGGCAAACCTTTATCTAGCATCCGAGTAGCTAGTTGCGTTGCCTGCCAAGGGTCGTAAGGTATCTCTTTAACCTCAAACCGAGCGCATAGATCAATCAGATCATTCTCGATGTATTCGTAATCGATGACTGAGCCTGGCGTTGCTAGGATTCTTCCTACTTGTTGCCATCCAGGATATTGACTATTTCTTCCGTCAAAGATCGTATCTTCGGGGAGGTAATATTTTCCGAAAGCTGCGAACTTGCCGTCATCCTCAGAAAACAAGATGGTCAATGCTGCAATATCGGTCTTGCTTGCTAAGTCCAGCCCAATATAACAAGGCTTACCAGCAAAATCTTCTATCGAGAGATCAGGGTTAGCGCATGAATCCCACGCCCTCATGTCCATCCAAGCAACATCCGCATTGACCCACTCATTTAAGTGTTTGGTCTTAAAGTTATTAGTCGCTGATGGGAGTTGCATTGCCTTTTGTTGCAAAGGCAAAACGACTTCAGGTCTTACAGAAACGCCCCAATTTGGGTTTGCTTTTATAAGAGCTTCTTCGGTAGTCCAATCATCCGAATCATCTAACCCATAGACAATCCCGAACTGAGACTCATCTTCAAAGATGCCGTCTAATAGTTTGGTGACGAAGGTTCTTGCTTCGTAGCAGATACCAGAGCGATTTGAGCCAGCAGTCGTAATCACCCAAAGAAGTGATTGATCTCGCTTGCCCGTTCCTGTTTCTACTACGTCATACACCGCGCGAGTCTTGTGAGCGTGTAATTCGTCAATACAACCAAAATGAATATTTAATCCGTCAAGAGTAGAACCCTCAGCAGATAACGCTTCAAACTTGGATGCTGTTCGCTGTACGTTAATGTTATGAGCTAATACTTCAACACCAAAGTGGCTACGTAATCCAGCCGTTTTGCGAGCCATTTGCTGTGCATCACCAAAGACGATACGGGCTTGGTCACGGGTAGTCGCTAAAGAATAGACTTCTGCGCCACCCTCGCCATCACCAGCGAGCATATAAAGCCCGACACCCGAGGAAAGAGCAGATTTGCCGTTACCCCTTGGGACTTCAATATAAACTCGCCTAAATCTGCGTTTTCCATCCTTAGTAACCCATCCGAAGATAGTAGTAAGGATGAATACTTGCCAAGGCTCTAGCTGAATCGGCTGATTTGCTAGAGGCCCTTTAATGTGAGGCAGTAATTCAATGAACTGGCAGACTTTGATAGCCTTTTCAGCATCAAAACGGAATGGGCTAGATTTCTTTTTCCAGCGTTTTAAGTCTGCAACCTGTCTTTTGCAGGCATTTTTTACATATTTGTTGGCTAAAACTTTGCCAGAGATAACATCACGGCAATATTGATCTGCTATTGTCAGGTAGTCTCGGTTCATTGCTTGGCGGCTAACCTCGCCCAAGGTGATTCATCTTGTGGGTTAGCACTTCCTAAGTTAATTTTTGCTCTGTCGGCTGGGGTCATTCCGAACCTAGCCAATAGGTTGATTAGGGTTTTGATACGCTCGGATGAGATACCTGATGGGTTCGCTCGATATTGGCGAGTAAATTCCACCGCAATTTCAAAAGCCAATCGATCTGATTGGGTCAATACATTTGCTGGACAGGCGGCTTTCAATTCATCCCAAATTTCTGCGGGATCAACCGAGCCAAGCGAGTAATCACCAATATCGCCAACTGGTTTAGGTTCGTTTGGTCGCTTGCGTTGAGGATTCTTGGCAAATGCTCCCCGTAACTCCAAAACATTGCTTGGTGTGCGTGGTCTTGCCATGAAAACTGCCTTGTCTATTTTGTGGATGCAAAAAAAAGGTAAAACCGTCGGTTATGTGGCACTGCACCATAGCTATTTGTATGGGCATACCCCCATGTGCTTTACCTTGCTACTGCTTATCTCTCTGCGTCTTAATCTGATGACATCGTTTACAGATTGCTTGTAAGTTGCTGGGATCATCTGTTCCGCCCTTGCTCTTAGGCTGAATGTGATCTACTTCTGTTGCTTTGGTTACTTTGTTCTGTTTGATACAGGGCTGACATATACCGCCATCCCGATTCATTACGCTGTTTCTTAGCTTGAACCATGTCCAGCCATAACCACGCTCTGTCTGTGTCTTGGTGGATGTCTTAAACCATCCTGTGCGCTCTTGCTTATGAGCATCACAATATCCAGGTGGGCTGACTAATGCTTTGCATCCATAGTGCCTGCATGGTGTTGGCGGTCTTATTGCCATCTACAGTAATGCTGGTATCAATGCGATGTTTGCTGCCTGTGCGTCTGTTAGTGCGCTCGATGCACTTACTTGTATTGCTTGGGCTTGAACTGGTACTGTGTATTGCGCTATGA